ATCAGTTCGGTGTTCATGCTTTTGCCTCCTTGATAAAAGGCGGCAATCCGGCCTCCCCGCTGGCGGCGCGCCATATCGCGGCGATCAGTTTCAATGCCGGATCGCCTGCCTGTTCCAGATACGCATCCTGATCCGGGGTCACCGAGGGGCCTGCCACGTCCCACAGCACATGGATGAGAGCTGCAATGCCTTCCATGCTGGAGGGGGTGGCATTCACCAATGTCTCAAGCGCCTCGTCTTCCCGTTCTTCCGCCAAAACCCGCAACGTCGCGGTTTCCGAATGCTCAAGCCAGTAGCGCCGCGCGCCCAGCCATTGCCGGTATGGAACAAGGATGGGATCATCCTGCCCCGGATTGACGGCGACCGGCAACAGCGCCGCAACACCTGCTGCTGGCAGCGCTGCGATCAATGAGCGACGGGTTGGGCCTTTCAGCCCCGCATGTGGAGTGATAGGTGTGGACGCAGCCATGTGCGATCTCCTTCGTAGATCGTGCTTCGGTTAGGGCGGCTAGGTGCGCTAACACCTTGTCCGCCCGCTTGTTATAGGAAGCCATTGTCTATACATTCTTTACAATTGTGTAAAGAGGATATCTATACAATGACACGCGAAACAAAAACCGCTCAGGTAAATTTGCGGATTACCCCCTCACTCAAAGAGGCAGCAGAGAGAGCGGCTTCAGATGACCAGAGATCATTGACATCCTTGGTCGAGAAGTTGTTGACTGACTATGTGCGGAGCAAGGGGTATTTGCCAAAGTGATGGACACAAAAAAAAACTATTTCTGGCTGGCGGTCGCCGCCGTGGGGCTGTTGTTTTGGAGTCTGCGATATGACGTGACCCCTGTAGAAAGCAAATGGTCGATTTCTGTACTGGACCGCTTTACCGGGCAGATATTCATGTGCTCACGTACCAAATGCCAAAAGCTCAGTTTCGAAGTAACAGATTAGCATTTTCTGCAAGTAAAGGGGTACCCGATGACCAACCACCCGGCGGCAAAAAGCGCCATGGAGAGCAGCACCAGCGCCGCACCGGCTGACGTGGCGAGGTTGGAGCGCTTGGTCAACATGTGTGCCTGGGCAGTTGAGCGGCCCGCAGCACGCTCTGCTTCATCGTAAAGGCGAAGTGCCGCAAAGCCGGCGAGCTTGGCGAGGAACGCGGCCACTGTGCCAGCGACAAACAGCGGCAGATGCCATCCCACGAGCGGAAACGATGAAACCATCGCACGCAAAAACACAACGAGGGCAAGCGACACGCCGTTCGCATAGACCAGGGTATTAACGAGATCGTTGCCGACGAATTGCGCGGTCTGACGGGTGTTCATTGGCGTAGCCTGTTGTTGAGTTGCATGACGGTGGAGCGCCATTCTGCATCCGACATGCCTTTTTTGGCAAGTTCGTCGCGGACACTGGCCGGGTCTTCCCCTTGTTCGATCCGCTGCAGGGCGACGGTGCGGAACCCCTTTCCGCCCGTTGGATTGCGGTTTTCGAACCTGGTCTTGGAGACACCCATCATCCCTGTGGCATCTTCGCGGGATGCCAGGCCTGACGCTCGCGCGGCTTTCGGCTCCTGCTGTGGACGAGGCGTCGGCGTCGGTATGTTTGCCGGCTGGCTTGCAGGAGCGGTCTGCCGGGATGGTGGGGAAACCGGGACGGGCTCGCCGGTCACCTTGTCGACAACGATGCGATCCGATCCGCGCCGCGTGGTCGGCGGGCCGTCCCCTGCCATGCCGAGCCCATCGCTCGCCGGCGAGGCTGACTGCGCCTGCCCGCCGCCGCGCTTCTCGCGCTGATAGTCAGAGGCGCGCTGGAGATCCTGCCGGATCGCCTCGTCCTGTTCCGCTGGCGTCATATCCTGAAACTCGAAATCGTTCTCCATCCGGTTTTTGCGCGCGTCGGTGTAGGCCTTGGCGTCCTTGTCGTCAGGGGCCTTGTACTTCTGGTCGATCGATTTCTTTTTCTCATAGTCCTCGAGCTCGGCCTTCCGTTCGGCCGCGGACTTCGATTTTTCGTTCCGCTGTTCGATCTGCGACTGGAACGCTGCCACCGGGTTTATCAGCCGGGCGAGCATGTTGGGCAGATCCTCGGTCAGCACGTCCTGCTCGATCGGCTCACCCTCGGGAGTGTCGAGCTTGAACCGATAGCCGATGGTGTTGCCCTCGGCATCGGTGAGCGGTTCATAACCCTGCAGTTCGATTCCGCCACGCTCGATGTAGCCGTTGACCTCTGCGGCCTTGATTGCGTCCTTGATGGCTCCGTCCGCATTCCCGGTCTGGGCCTTCATCAGGGACGAGGCGAACAGCTTTCCACCCTTGCGGGCTGCGGAACTGGCCCCCCACTCCTCAAGATACTTGGCCTTCTCGTACTCGCCCTGGCGCATCAGTTCGGCGGTGTACTTCGGAAGCGCATACTGCTGCCAGAAGTCGTCGAACTGGTCGGGGTTGAATTCCCCGCTCTGAACGCCTTCCTGAAACGCCTGCTGGGTCTGGGTGTCGATCATCCCCAGCGCCTTCTTGTTGGCGCGGTTCTCCCTCTGCGTGTCGATTCGATCGCGCGCGGAGATCCCGGCATTCATGCCCTGGACGAACGCGCCCAGCCCTACCCCGATGCTCATGCCGCGCGCTCCCTCGCCTTCTTCCTGGTCTTCGAAGTGGTGGCGCCGGCTGATCTCGCGATATCCTCGACCATGCCGGTTACCCGGTCGATCCGCTTGTCGACGTCCTGGACGGCCTTCATGGTGACGCCCAGCGCATCGACCACAGAGATGGACCTGCCATCGCCGCGGCCGGTTGCCTTCTGGAACTCCTGCGCCATCGGCCCGATATGCTCGTCGGGATCGCCATGCTCCGGTTTGTACTTCCATTTCTCGACCGGCATCTTGCGCACGGCCTTGATGCCTTCGCCATCGGCGGTCTTCTTGCGATCGGTCTTCTCGTCCTCATCGGAGGGGATCAACAGACCGAACAATCCGCCAAGGGCCTTGCCAAAGCCCGCCGCAGAATCTGCATCAGCCTGAACTTGTGTGCGCCAGTTGGCGCTTTGTGTCTCGAACTGGTTCTGCAGGATATTGCCCTGGTTGGAATACCCCTGCATCTGCCCAGCGAAACCGCGATCCATCATGCCGGTTGAGGCAAGGAACTGGGCGTTGGCGGCGTTCTTCGTGTTGGCTGCGGATGAGAGCAGCGCAGCGCCCTGCCCCATCCCTGCGGCTGCCTGTGTCGGAAGCCCTCGCCCCATGTTCACCAGATCGGCCTTGGCGGCGATCCCGCGCATTTCTTCTGCGGTGCGGGCGGTGTTCTGTGCGCCGGCAGATGCAAGCGCGGTCTGCTGGTCGTTTGAACGGGCAATGCCGGCATACCGGCCAGACCGTGGATCAATCCCCAGCGCAGCTGCCTGACGCTGCTGCGTGGCGTCCCTCTCCTGAGAGGCTGCGAGGACATCGGCCTTGGCGGTTGCGGCTGCCTCCGCCTGGCGCTCTGGCGTTCCCAGTTTCAGCGCTTCGTCGACGTACTCGTCTTCGATCGGGCGGAATTTATCGAGGTAGCGCTGGCGGTCCTGGCGGGCCATGTCGAGCGACTCGCGCCCGGTTGTCAGCTGCAGGTCGGCAACTTCCTTGGCGGTGCTGTCGATTTCCTTCTGGCGCTCCGTCGAGATCGCAAAGGCGTCCCTGGCGAACGACAGCCACTGTTCGCCGGTTTCGGCGTTCTTCATAGCGGCAACGCCGATGTTCGGATCCGGTGCTGGGGCTGCAGGCGCACTCTTGCCCATAGGTATCTCCAAGTCTTGAGCCTATGGCAACGTCATGCGCCAATCGGTTTATACCGTTTCTTCGACGCTTTCGCCAGTCGGGTCATCTTCATCGATCTCACCATCCGGCTCGAGATCCATGTCGAAACTTTCAGGGCCTCCAACAGCGTCATCATCGACAGGCTCAAGATCAATCACCGATGTGGCCCGCGGCGGCTTGGGCGATCCGACCGCTGCGCGGTTCACCTGCTTTGCCGGGTGAGCGCGCCGGTCGATGTAACGCGGCCACTTCTGGACGTTGAGGAACCGGCATTCCCGCTGCAGCATGCCAAACAGGATCATGTCCTCACCATCGGGCCCGGCCTCGCGCAAGACGCCTTCCTCTTTCCAGCCGAATGCCCGGCAGAAGCGCAGCGATGGCGCATTGTTGACCGACACCAGCGCCGAGATCCTCTTGCGCTGTGCGGTCATGAACGGATAGGCAAACGCCTCCATGACGAATATGCGGCTGATCCAGCGCTGTGAGCCGTTGGATGCGACATGCACCTGACAGCCGGTGTCGGTCCAGGTGTCGAACACCACAACACCGACAAACCGGCCATTGATCTTGCGGGCTATGGAATGGGCGTCATCCCGGAACTCGATCCCCAGGATGCGCTTGGAAGCCCACTCGAGCGCGGCGGGGTCATCATAGACAAGTGTGGATTTGTTCATCTCAGTCTCGCGGCGATTGTTTCAATGGTTGCGGTGAGGCGCGCATGGATGCGGTGAACATCCTCTACGAGCGCATTGAATTCGTCAGCGGTGGGGGCCGAGGACACTTTCGCACTTTGCAGCTTGCCCGACAACTGCAGCAAGCTTCGCAGATCCTCGATGCGCACGGCGGCGCGCAGCTTGGTGGCAGGCTTTGGCCCGCGCGCACCGGCGAGCAATTCAAGCATTTCGAGGTGGCGCTCGCTCAGATCCATCACACGAGTGCCTTGAGTTCTGAGACACTGGTGGCCATGGCGATCCGCTCGATGCGCTTGTCGGTGTAGATCGAGATCTGCCAGCGGCGGGAGCGCTTGGGCGGAATACGTTTGATACCGCCATCCGGGTTAAACGAATGAAGGATCTCCCGATCGGCGTAGACAACCACCGTAGAGCGCCCGGAAAGACCCCGTATGGCAAGCGGCAAGGGGTCGAGAGGATCTCCGTTTATTTCATCGCCGTTGATTTCGAACGAGTTGATGGCGCCCATTTCGGTGGACGTGATCAGTGCTGCATTTGCCGTCTGCAGCGCCACCACTTCGGCCTGGATGAGGAGCGAAGAGTCTCGGTCTTCGAGTTCATCAGTGTCAATGCGAATTGCGGCAAAGGTCTCGGCGGTTGGCAGAACAAACTCCTTGGAGCGCCAGTAGAGGAATTTGCGCGCCGTGTTCAGCGGGTCGACCAGGAGAAGGTCGTTTGTTGACCTCTCGATGACACGCAACTGCGCTTCGCTTGCCTGATAATGGGCGGCACGGGCGATGACGCTCAGGTTCACCTTGTCGGTCGCGCCCGGCGCAAGATCGAACAGCATGGTGCCATAATCATAGACACCGCTGCTGACTTCCTTGCGCCAGAAGAACACGTATCGCCCATGCATCTGGCAGCCGAAGCTGCTGGCTAGATCGTACTGCTGCCATGTGTCGTGGTTGAACACGCCGGCTGTGGCGTTCCTGACGCCGCCGCCATCCAGCACCATCAGCCCTTCTGCGCTGACCCACCCCACGGCATTGCCGAGATCAACGATAGAGCGCGCCGACAGGCATGGGGCATCGGCTTCCAGTTCTGTCATCTGCATCGACTCTGGCGCGGACCCTGAAACAGCATATGGGCTGCCTTCGGTCAGCACGATCAGCGTGGCGTTGATGAAGGCAAGACCAACAATCGGTGCGTCGGTGTAGAGCGCATATTTCTCGGGCCAGGCGTGAGGCTGAAACGGCTCGCAGAAGTACAGCGTATTTCCATCAAACGCCGCCATCATTCCGTTGGCCATGGCGGTAAGCCCGGCAAGAGTGTCTGACGGCGGGTTGAAATCCATCGACGGCAACGGATCCTGAAACCCGTCGACACCAACAGTGTCGGAATAGTTTGAGTTTGAAGCGCTCCGCTCGGCTATCAGATAGTAGTAGGTGCCAGATGATCCGGTCTGCGCCCGGTATATGCGCTGTTTGGTGATGTTGCGGCCGGATGGCGTTGCGGCGAACCCTGACAGCGACACGGTTTCGCCGGGGCTCCACTCGATTTCATTCGATGCCGGGCATGGAGCCGACTCCTCGCCATAGTCCGTCACCCAGGTATAGAGATAAAGCCTGGTGGTGACATCGCTGGATGAGGGTGTGCCGCTCTTTGTGGCCGTCAGCGCGGTCGATGGTGCTGCAAGCGCGAGCGGGTAGATCGTCGAGCCGATCCGCATTTTCGGCGCGCCATCGCCTGTGTAGTAAAGCCGTTCGGTCGCAATCGGGCCAAGGGCTGCATGAACGGTGCCTGAGAAGCCGAGCCACCCACCGTCAAACGGGAAGATCGTGTCGTATGCGCCGAAGTTGGCGTTTTCGATGACCTGTTTCATGATAGCTGTGAGCCCTCCATCATCAAGGCGCACATCTGTGGCAACTTCGGCGGCATTTTCCGGCAGGTTGCGCAGCATCAGTCGCGGCATTTCGCCCCGGAACTGGCCTATGTTGATGGCGGTCATGACCCCTCGCTTGGCTATAGCGCCCTACTCATGAGGCGCATGGCAATCTGGTTTAATGCGGAAGCCGTCAATCGGACTGAAACAGAATCGCCAGCAAGCCACGCCCTTGCGCTTGTGCCGTCTTGGCCGCGAACGATCGTGCAGCTGGTCCCCGACCGCGCTGTCAGCTTGACGATTTCGATGTTGCCCGACGAGTCGGTCAGCGTCATGTAGCTGTACTCGCTCGCGGACGGACTTGGGAACAGGGCCTCCGGTCCGGATGCGAGAACGAGGGTGGTCGCGCTGTCTGTGATGTCGGCGGACAATGCGCCCGAAGCATTATTGGAAAAGAGAATGTTGCTCACCTATCAGCCCTCCCCAGGCACCGTGATACCAAGCGCTGCCGCCAATGTGATTGCCTCGGCCTTGGCCGCTGCCAGCGCCACTTCGTAATCAGCCGGGTCTGTCACCGCATCAATCGCAGCGATGGTCTTGCGACGAAGGCCGGCAACCCTGGAAACGACAGCGCGGAAGGTGTCAGCGCGGGCAATGATGATCGCCGCAAGGTCAGCCGGGACTTCCCCGGTGATCGCCGCTTCGCCGTCGATCATCGCGGTTTGCGCAGCGTCCGCAGTCTCCGCGACATAGGCGCGGGCTGCGGCCTCTTTGGCGTCCCAAGACAGACGTTCGTCAATCGGCACAGGGCCGGTAACAGATGCCATGAAGTCACTGGCCCACTGGATCATCGCGGCTTTGGCGGCATCGGCGGTGGGGTACGCTGGCGGCGGCGGCGTCTTGCCCCCGAGATCTGGAGCCTGCCTGTCCGGAAAGTCCGTCAACGCGAAACCATATCGCGCAATCATGGTGTCGTCTTCAGTGGCCACCCACTGCCGGGTGCCCGTGTCGAAGTGCACCCGGTAGAGCGACCCCTCAAGCATCTGCATGAAGGCGTCATGCTCCGGGGTGCCCGCCAGTGCATCAAGGTCTTTCCGCGTTGAAATCATCGTTATGCCCTCAGTTGCAGATGTCGAAGCAGGTTGCGGCTGTCGGCCCATTGCGCATCGCCAACCCAGGCAGCAACAAACTTGTCGAGTTTTTCGGTCTGGCCCGTCGCCCGAAGGACACGGATCTTCCGCTTGGCGCGGGCAACGCTGTCTCGGCGCATCAGCTTGTGGCTGGCCCAGATGCGATAGCCGAGAAAGTTGATGCCCCGGCTGGCTGGCGCCACGGACCATTTCGAGAAGCGCAGGCCTAGACGCTCGGCGGAAAAGCGCTCGATCTCGGCGCGAACCGCATGAAGATGCGCCATGTCGCGGCCCAGAATGACCATGTCATCCATGTAGCGGAACCAGACCTTCTCGAAGAGCTCCTGGCTCAGGAACCGGTCGAGCGCCGTCGCATACACATTGGCGAACAGCTGGCTGGTGAGGCTGCCGATCGGCAGGCCGATGCCATCAGACGGAACCATTGCCTCAATAACCCTCATGGTGCCTTTGCAGCTGATCTTCTTCCTGATCATGCAGTTCAGCGTGCTCCGCTCGATCGAAGAGAAGAAACGGGAGAAATCCGTCTTCAGGAAGTAGACCGGTCCACCCGCCGACATGCGGCGAAGTTCCGCCTGTACCGCTTTCACTCCGGCATGGGTGCCCATACCCTTGCGGCAGGCAAACGAGCGCGGCAGAAAGGTCGCATCGAAGATTGGCGCGATCACGTTGTGAACCGCATGCTGCGCCACGCGGTCACGAAACGGCAGCGCCGAGATCAGCCGTGCCTTGGGCTCGTAGACATAGAAGCGATGGGCCGTGCCAGGCACATATTCTCCGCTGTGCAGATCCAGCGCCAAGCGGCCGAGATTGTACTCCGAGTATTCCTTGAAGGTCAGCGCCCCGTCGCTCATGCGTCGGCCCGCTGCTGTCTTTCTGTATGCGTCCCTCATGTTGGCGTCAGCAATGATGCGCTCGATAAGGTTTCTGTGCTTAAGGCCCAATTCAAAATCCGTTTTGTAAAAAATGCCGGCCGCGGGCTTCGACGCCAAAGCGCTACTCCCCGCTCTGCCGGACCGTGCAATGTATTCGCCGAAGCAGGTTGACGAGGCTGACCATCCTTCAAATGGTCGGCCCGCATGGCCGTGGCCGTTGCGGAGCCGAAAGCCGATCGTCACAGCGGCCCCGCGCCCCGATGTTACTGTTCGAGTTCGACGGCGCGTTGTTCCAGTTCGACGCGCGCGAACCGGAGTTCGCGGCATTGTCCCAGTTCCCGCCGAGGAGGAGCGCGGCTCCCGCATATTCATCCCCATCAACCCCCGCTCTTTGCTGTCCGCAGCCATGCGCCAATCATTTTGCCCACCTCGGCCAGGTGGATTGACGCCACCCTGTGCTGGTTGGGTGTGATGATCTTGCGCGAGGGTGCGGCCAGAAAGCGCAGCCAGAACCGCAGCGCCGCCAGATTGGCGTCTGCGGAATACAGTCTGGAAGCCTGTCGCGACTTGCCAGCAATGATGAAAAGATCGACCTGCGCAAACATGGCAGCCAATACCGCATCCCGCGCAATGCCGTGCTTGCGTGGGCAATTTTGCAGGACGGGGTAGAGATAATCGATAAATTGTTCGTACCTTTCCACGATGCGCAGCTGTTGGTGGCTGCTGGTTTCGTCAGTCATTACGCCTTGGGCCTGGTCCCGGGCAGCGCCGCCCTTGTCAGGGCGGCTAGACAAGGGTCAGATGCTCACAGCGGCCCCGCGCCCCGACGCTACTGTTCGAGCCCGACGGCGCGCCGCTCCAGTACGACGCGCGCGAACCGGAGTTCGCGGCATTGTCCCAGTTCCCGCCGAGGAGGAGCGCGTTCGATTGTTGATAGACCTGCCCTCTTCCGCCGTTGGTGTTGGCCCATGCCGCGCCAGCGTCAGGCCCACCGAATTCATCGCCCCAGACATACAGATTGCCCGTGGCCAGCATGATGCCCCATTTAGACGTGTAGGCCTGGCGCAGGATGGTGGACACCGGGTCCGTGCCGCCGGATGAGTTCTCGGTGGTGCCATAGGCCGCCGCCGCGAAATCCGCATAGGACAGCAACCGCTTGCCGTGGCTCGCCATCACCTCCGCCGCTTCCCACCACGTCAGCGACGAATAGGCTGTCGTGCCGTTGCCGCCGAACAATGTTGGTATTTTGGGTGGCGACGATCCATCGGCGATCGTTACATTGTATTTTGACGTCCCGTTAACCAGGTGCTCGACACCGAGAAGATAGATGTCGCACCAGAAGCCGCCAGCCACCAACGCCATCCCGCGCGGATCAGGGCATGCCGGCCGCCATTTCAGATCCCATAGCGAGAACTCGTTGATGGCCGGTGTTGTGTCGCCGCCACTGGTTCCGGTCGCGTTTCCGCCAGCGGCATAATGGAACCCGCCGATCTGCCGGGCATCAGCAACCGGGGGAGAGACAAAGTCTGCTGTGGCTTCGAGCGAACCGTCTGGCGCGATCCAGACGGCGTAATCGGTACCTGCTGTCAGCGTGGGCATTGTGACGGCGGTGTCCGTCGCAAAGCCGTGCACCGCGCCATCGACCTCAACAACCGTGCCTGCCTTAAGAGATATCGTGCCCGCTCCGGTCTTTGTCAGCGCCGGGGCGGCGGCTGACGCTTTGACAAAGAGACTTTGTGCGTTCTCTGCTATCTGGGCCGCGTTCTCTGCTATCTGGGCCGCGTTCTCTGTAAATGCTTGGGCTGTAACGCGCAATTCAATACGCGAACCATCCGGCCACGCAGCCGCTGTCGTGCCTTCCTGGCCACGAACCACAGTGCAACTCGTGCCCGTCCGTGCCGTCAGCTTGACTATTTCCTTGTTGCCGTCGAAGTCGAACAGGGTCAGGTGGGCATACTCGTCGCCGGTGGGTGCCGGGAACAGGTTTGCGTCCGTTGTCAGCACGATGGTTGTCGCGGTGTCCGATATCGCGCCATTGATCGTGCTCAAAGCATCGTTTGTGAAAATCAACGGCATATCAGCAATTCCTTATGTTGACTGTGAAACAGTGTTGCTTGGTACGCCCGCCAGCAGTGACAGCGGTGACCGTGACCTTCGCGGAGTCTCCATCGGCACCGCCCTGCAGCCAGACGCGCGCGGTATCATCCGTGACATCGACAGTGGCCGATGCAGTTGCGGATCCGGTAACCGCGACCGTGGTGGCGACAGTGAGCGTGTCGCCACTTTCCAGCCAGCGGGAGAAGTCGACCGGGTAATCAAGCACCTCGCTTGGGCTCTGGGTCATGCTGCCCATTGCGTCCGGTCCTCCTGTGGCTGCGTCTGTCGGCGAGAGGCCGCGGGCAGCCAGGTTCCGCGCACCTGTCGCGCGATCGCAAGCTGCCGGGGTCTGCGGGCGAGAACGATCCGGCGTTCCGTCGAGTTGCCGAAGCTGTGGAACATTGCGGTGATGGTCCCATCGACCGAGAACGACGTTTCAATCCTCGCCGACGCCGCCCGCGCTCCGCTGATACTGGTGGTGATCGAGGCAATGGCATCAACGGCGGCGATCGCCTGACGCTCCGCTGCAACGGATGCAGTGATCGCCATCGTTCCGGTAATGGCGAGGCGCTTGATAAGCCCGGCCGTGACGGTCGCGTCGAAAGCGAAGCTGGCGTTTACGGCACCGACACCCCACCGATCCGCATCCGCGGTTGCGACAACAGAAAGCGCACCGGTGAGGCTGGCCGGAATGAACAGGCCGCTGACCGTCTGAGCCAGTCTGTATTGGCCCAGGCGCGCGCCGCCAAGTGTCGATGCATAAGCCATCTGATCAATCCGCCGTGATGTCGCCGTCGCCGGCCGGGATGACAAACCGGTCGGTGGGCGCGATGGTTTTGGGTGTGACCAGCGGGTCGCTGTGCAGGCAGTTGCCGGCTGTCTCGGCATCCCAGAAGGCCACATGCGTGATGGTGATTGACGCAGCCCCGTCATGCACCGGCCACAGCAGGTCTATGGCGGTCGTGATGGCCTTGCTGGCGGCAGCGGTAAACCCCGTGCCGATCGCGCCGCCATTGGCGGGCTCCTTGCGGACATAGGCAGGCCAGTCAGCTGTCGATACTTCGTTGGCTCCGGTCAGGCCGGGATCGGCCGTGTGCAGGCTCATCCACACCTCGGTGGGCGGGGTGAACGCGACACCGCGAAAGAGAAGATCGAGAACCTTGTTGCCGGCATAGGTGGACAGGGGCATCAGAAGTACCTCCCTCTCGTGTTTCGGCGTCCTTTGGCATCGGACCGCTGTGCGCGCATTGTCATGGTGTCGATAGCCCTCTGGAACTGCTGCCTGAGATCCAATCCCCGCTGCGGGTTGGCGTATTCGGCCTGGGGCGTGGTCAAAGCCATGGCAGCCGCGCCTCTGCAGATGGTTTCCTCATGGTCGGACAAAAGGAATTCTGGCAGGGTTTCCGCCTGGCGATCGGGGATCAGCACCGCGGTTGCATAGAGCGTACCCGCTGCCTTTGGATAGACACGCAGCAGATTGTGTTCTGTCGAGGTCACGAACTGCACGGTTTCAGCGACATCGGCGTCCTCGATCCATCCTGGATGGCGTTGATCCAGATCAAACGGCGTGATGCGCTCGATGTCATAGGCGTCGGCTTCGCCGGTGGCCTTGAACCTGGCCTTGCGGGTGAGCTCGAAGAATTCGGCATCCTGTTCGACAAGGCTGGCGATCTCGATGCGGTCCGGATCTGTAAAGGTCACCGTAAGGCGGGTTGTCCATGCCTTCGTCGATCGGCAGAATTCCCGCGCGGCATCCCGCAGCCGGGCGAAAGCGACGGGCTGGGGCACATTGCCCGCCTCCCCTCGAAACCTTGGCAGAAACTCGTCGATGTCGATCATGTGACGCGCCTCCGGTTCGGGGTGGATTGCGCTTCGCTCTGGATCTTGAGCCCGACCGCGGCGGCAAAGGCCTGGAATGCCGTCTGAGAGCGCGCCGCATCAGCTTCCGCGTCATCCTTGGCCCAGCACCGAAACAGCAGGTAATCCACCAGCGGTGTCTCATAGAGCGCGGGCAGTCCGATATCGACGTCATAGCTGTCGATGGTGTTGACGTCGCCGGTGGCGGCAACCGGGACCGGGAGTCCTGAGAGGATGAGTTCGACCAGGCCGGTGCCATCGTTTGGCGGATAGACCTGGTAGCGGGACGGCTCGAGCTCGTCATAGACGAAATGGCGCACCTCCTTGCGGGCGCGCACCCGGCGCGGGTCATGCCAGTTCGGATCGATGTTATCGAGTTCTTCCTTGCGCGCCGGGGTGACGTTGCGGCCATACTCGATCGGCGGGCCTTCATCGCGCACATTGCGGTCAATGCCGAGCAGCATGAGCGGAGTGGGGTCTGCAGCGGTTTCCGGATCGTCGGGTATGGTCTGCACTGTGCCGGCGGCCAGCGTGACGATGCGCCTGATCGTGCATGCGGACGGCTTGGCGAGCAGGGTCGCCCGGATGCCGTCATTGAGCCAGATCCTGAGTTCCGGCAGGGTCCAGCGGGTATAGTCGGCATCCGTGAGCATGACGGCGACAGTCTGGAATATCGCTTTGGCCGTGGGCATCGTGGCTTACCCGCGCTTCGGTTTGCGCCCGGGCCGGTTGCGGTTGGGCAACGGCATCTTGTCGGGCTTGGGCTCCGGCTCAAGAGCCGGCTCGTTGTCGTTGGAGAGCTCGGGGAAGAACCTGGCGGCGTATTTCTCGTGTCGGGCTTCGAGATCCTGCAGTTCGTCCTCGTCCGGGGTTTCGGTGGCTTCGCGGTACACCGGGTTGGCAAGGATGCAGTCGATGTGGATCTGCTCGTGAACCTCGCACACGGCGCGGCCGAACTCGTCGAGTTCAAACTCGTATGGCGCAGAGAGAATGACCTGTCGCGTCATCCCTGTGGTGCATTCAATGATCATGGCGGTGATCTCCTCTTAACGAAATGGGCGGCGGCCACCACTGGCAGCCGCCGCCCCTGTCGGACGCCCCCATTCCCAAAGGCGCGTCGTATCAGTCGGCCACCGCGAACTGCGCGATCAGCGTGATGGTGCCCGCGACTGCCGTGGCAGGAGCCGTCACCACCTTGATACCGATGCCGCGTGTGGTCGCCGCTGGCGCCAGTTCGAAACCGGTGACCAGCGACATGCGGGACGAACCGGCCGCCTGGCCAGTCGTGTCCCCGTCGAAGAACTCGGCGCCACAGGTCCGGGTGTTGTCGTCGTCGCCGAAGGTGCCGGACATGATGCCGATATCGAAGTCGATCGCCGCCGGGGTGCCGGAATCGAGATCGTCGGCAATGAAGATCATGTCGACGGGGCGGCAATTGTCAGGCAGAGCCATCATTTCGAAGATGTTGCCGGCCGCGAGATTGTCGGTGGTGGCCTCGATGGTGGCGCGCACGGTCACGACTTCGCCGGCACCGCGCGGATAGGGCTGGATCATCAGCCCCTTGGCGTACTTGGACTGGATGAGATCAGGCATGGTTCAGTTCCTTTACGATCTTCCAAACGATCAATGGGCGGGTGTCAGCGGACACCCAACGCCATCAGGCGTTGGGGTCAGCTGCTGCCGTGTCGATGGAGATGACGCCGAAGTCCGCGCCGTTGAAGCGGGTCTTTTTCATCCCGCCGATGAAGCCAGCCGCGATTTCGACCTCGTTGCCGTGGTCGAGGTTTTCCTCGGACCAGTCGAAGCGCAGGCCCGACGCGGAGCCGTAAGCCACGACACCGGCCTGGGCGCCCAGGAACAGCGCGCGCGCTCCGTTGACATCGCTGCCGGATCCCCAGTCGTTGAACCGGATGACGCTTTCATGCTCGTGGATGATGCAGTTGTTGATCATCCCCAGCCCGCCAGCAAAGATCGGGTTCTTGCGGCCTTCCGCCGTCATCACCGCCTTCTGGATTTCCAGCCAGCCGGTGGTGTCAGCATTGCGAAGGTCATAGCACTGCCACGGGTTGATGAGCGCGATGTAGTGCTTGCCGTTCTCGACCTTGACCGGCTGCATGTTGGCCTTCTTGGGGTCGAGCGCACGGAACATCTTGGACTTGGCCACCGCTTTTTCGACCAGCGAAGACGTGAACTTCATCGCCGTGGTCAGGGTTGCAGTCGATGTGGCCGTGCTGGCGTAGATGTGGTGGGAATCGTCGGGTGCCTGGAAGGCGTTGCCGGCGTGTCCGGTCCAGTCGGTATCCTGCACGAAATCCTCGTTCATTCCGCGCGCTCCGGAGAGGTAGCAGAACAGATATTCGTCATGCAGCCGTGCGAAATACTCGCCCAGCTTCATCTTCATCTTCGAACGGATGTCGTGGATGGTGCGCTTGCGGCTCATTTTGCCGCCCGAGGTCACCGGGTGACGGACCTGATCGATCATCACGGTGTCGGTGTAGAACTTCAGCTGCTCGCCCTTGCCCTCGATGCGCTGGTCACCTGCGGTGGGCTTGCCACGCAGCTGGATAGCGAGATCGAAGGAAATGGTGTCGCCCTGATCCTTTTCGAGTTCGGTCAGGCGCTGAATGACGGAGCCCTCGGCTTCGCCGATGAAGCGGCCGCCGAAATAGGAATCCTTGCTGGTCTGAAGAAAGAGAAGACCGGACCACTTCTTGACGGCCTGCGGGTCACCCGGACCAGCGACGAGATCAAGATCAAGCGAATGAACGAACTGGTAAACAGGTGGGGTTTCAGGCTCGATGCCAACTGGCGCAAGGTCCGCGCTCACATCATCGAGCCCGATCGGCCGTCTGGCATCGACACGTTCTTGAGCGAGATGGGGCTAAATGATGAGTGAGATCAATTCCCGGACGTGGGGCACTGTTCCGGT